AAGAAATATACAAAAAGAATTTTAATCATTTATCAGGTTATGATGGAATAAATTTACCTACAGAAACGGTAGATGGTAAAAGATATTATGTGACACCAAATGGTAATAGATATCCTTCTGTTACTTCTGTTACAGGAATATTAAACAAAGTCTGGATTCAGAAGTGGCGAAAAGCAGTAGGCGAAAAGAAAGCCAATAAAATATCAAGACAGGCGGCCTCTAGAGGTACAAGATATCATCAACTTCAAGAAGATTATGTTAACAACATTCTTACTCAAGAAATGATTGACAAGGCTTTACCACTAGATTTGATGATGTTTAATCAGACAAAAGAAATCACGAACCGATTGGGTGATGTTTATATGTTAGAAAAGTCTATGTATTCAGACGAACTACAAATGGCTGGAAGAGTGGATTGTATCGCGAAGTTTGATGATAAATTATCCGTTGTAGATTTTAAAACATCAACTAAGAAGAAAACACCGAGTAAGATTAAGAACTACTTCATGCAAGAATCAGCATATGCTAAAATGTTTGAAGAACACTATAATGAAAAGATAGAACAAATAGTAACGATTGTAGCTGTAGAGGAAACAGGACAGGCTCAGTTGTTTGTTGAAAAGGCAGAGAACTGGCTTGAGGAGCTAAAAGTCCTCCGAGACCACTATAGGGCCGAATATAATATGTAAGACTTGGTGTAGTGCCTAAGTTTTATAGTCCTGAGAAAAATATAATCCAGACAGGAGAAGTTAGTCCAAGAATTATGAATCCAACTTCTAATATATTTTCGACAGAGGCTTTTATTTCTTCGCCGTGTCTACGCCAAGCAAGTTTTAAAGTTGTCATGGCGTTTTCCTTATAAATAATTAAAACAGTAAGAATTATTTCTTACATTATTATTTATAACAGTTATGTTTTTATATAAATAATAATTATAAAGAAAAAAAGAGATTTCACAAAAAGGTCACAATATGGCATACAGTAAACAAGTAGTAGAAAGATTCGAAGATGTTCTAAAGAATCCAGAGAAACACGCGGTCGGTAGATTTGACCCAAAAGACCCTATGGTAGCGACAGGTCTTGCAGGTGCACCAGCTTGTGGTGATGTTATGAAACTGGATTTGAAACTGAATGATGATGATAAGATTATAGATGTTAAGTTCAAGACTTACGGCTGTGGTAGTGCTATCGCTTCAAGTACAATGTTTGTAGAAATGTTAAAAGGTAAAACTCTTGAAGAAGCCAAACTTATCAAAGATAAAGAAATCGCAGATGCTCTTGAATTACCACCAATTAAATTACATTGTTCAGTCTTGGCTGAAGAAACTATTAAACATGCCATAGAAGATTGGGAAAAGAAAACACAACGAAGAAAACATAATAATCCACCAGAATAATGTATAGATACTCACTAATACTTTTAGCCTCAATCAGTATGAATGGTTACATGATAGAGAATGACCGTGTATATGGTGTTATGAGATACTTTAAGGACAAATATAAATTTGAGAGAAACATTAGGGCATTGACAGATTAGAATAGTGGGTATAGGATAGCATTATATTATGATTTTAACGAAGAAGAAGTTTTCTACATCTATTGAACAATTAGTCATAGATAAAAGATGTTCTTACATAGACGCGATTGTTTTATTTTGTCAAGAAAATCATTTAGAACCAGATTCAGTAAAAGGTCTGGTGACACCACCACTAAAAGAAAAAATAAAAGCCGAAGCAGTAGGTCTTAAAATGGTGAAAGACTCTGGTTCAAAAGCGAAACTACCGATTTAATTATGAGACCACAAAAACAAAAATCTTACCATCAAAGAAAACATTTCAAGAAAAACTTTAGACATAAAAAGAAAGAACTTTCTTTTGACCAGATGTTGCGTCAGTTTAAAAAGAAATGTGAAAGAGCTGGTATAATTCAAGAATGTAAGAAAAGGGAGTTCTATGAAAAACCATCAGCTAAAAGACAAAGAAAGAAAGCTGAAGCTATTAAAAGACAAAGATTAGCAGATAGAAAAAACTCACTACCAAATAGACCAAGATGGAGTTAATACATGAATTTAGGGACGGAGATAGGTGGGCTCAAGTTCATGAAAATAGAGATGGTGAATATATAATTACTTGTTTCATAAAACAGGTTTTTCAAGGACAAAAAACTATTCGAAATCATAGTGAACAATATGCAGAAGATGCAGCTGAAAATTATGTGTTAGGTATATGGGACTTTGGAGATGAACAGTAGAGAAGGATATGATGCGTATTGTTTGTATTTGGCTATTAGTAACCACTTTCATACCGATAGTTATAACTTTTTTCAGTATAATGGTAAAGTATCAGCCTCAATCAATTCTTACCTCAAACGAAATGATAAGTATCATTTCGCAAAACTAGCCAGACAATACAACAATGTTAACGAACTTAGAGACTTCTATATAGCTAATCTTTCAAAAGAAAAGATATTTAGTAGAAGATTACTCGAACAAGAATGTGAAGAAAACTATAAGAGTTTTAAAAAGAGAAAACAAAAACTTACTTATTTAATTAACGAAGAAATGAAAATGTTATTTGATAAGTATAAAGATTTAGATGTTGTTCTTGGTATAAAGAATGGTCAACATTCAAACTTACTGCGTGAATATCTAGGTGGTAATATATCTCAAGAAACTATGATAGCGTGTGACAAGATATTTAATATCTTCAATGACTACGATAACATGATTAGTGAAAAGATTATTTGGCCTATGAAAGGTAAGATACTTAGAAAGTTAGAACCATTTATTGAATTAGAACATACAAAGATTAGAACTTTATTATTAGGATTATGGAAAGAGCCTACATCATAGGAAACGGCCCTTCAAGAAAGGGTGTAGACTTATCTAAATTACCAGGTAAAACTTTTGGTTGTAATGCTTTATATAGAGACTTTGAACCAGATTATTTACTTTCAGGTGACGCTGGTATCATAAAAGAAATATGTCAATCAGATTACCCAAAAGACCGTTGGTGTATTTTTCCTGATTGGTCACCTATACCAAAAGAATACAAAGATATGATGTTATCATCATTTCAAGGCTATGAGATTCATGAGTCTGATACAGAAAGATTTGACCATGTCCAAATATTCGGTAACGAATATGAAGACTTAGGTAAACAAGTTCATATTCTTGGTGTCGACCCTAAGTGGCGTATCATCAATATGGCTGGGACAGATGATGACCCAGAGTTCGCTGTGAATTTTTTCGCAGGTTCAAATGCTATGGCTCAAGCTTCAATCATGGGGTTTGAAGAAGTAGTATTACTAGGTTTTGATTCTATTTGGAACTTTAATCCAGATGTGTATCAAAATATATATGCAGGTACTGATTGTTATCTAAGAGAAAGAGAAACTCCTAGATTAGGAGTCGGTACAGATGACCCGAATAGTTTATCGGGAAGTCAAGACGCACAAATAAGAAAAGTCCTTGACGAATTCGAGTTCGTGCGTTACTATATAGATCGTGGTGATGGGAAACTTGAACCACTAAAATACGATAGCTTTATACGATAGTTATACAATAAAATAAAATAGGAGATAAAATGTCATTTAATGAGCTAAAACGCAGTCGAGGCGGATTCGACAAACTTCAAAAGGCTTTAGAAGGTGAAACTTCTGAGGCTTCCACAAAAAACTTTTCAGACGATAGATATTGGAGACCAGAACTAGATAAATCTGGAAATGGTTACGCTATCATTCGTTTTTTACCAGCATCAAATGGTGAAGAATTACCATGGGCTCAATATTGGGACCACGGTTTTCAAGGACCAGGTGGTTGGTATATTGAAAAGTCTCTAACCACTTTAAACAAAAAAGACCCTGTATCTGAATTTAATACTCAGTTATGGAACTCAGGTGACGAGGCGAAGAAAGACCAAGCTAGAAAACAGAAGCGTAGATTACACTATGTTTCTAACATCTATGTTGTTTCAGACCCTAAGCATCCTGAATTTGAAGGTAAAGTTATGTTGTTTAGGTACGGTAAAAAAATCTTTGAAATGTTAAAAGATGTAATGCATCCTCAATTTGAAGATGAAACTCCAGTGAATCCATTTGATTTATGGGAAGGTGCTGACTTTAAACTTAAAGTAAGAAAAGTAGATGGTTATTGGAACTATGACAAGTCAGAATTTGCTAATTCTGGTCCTTTGTTTGAAGATGATTCTCAATTAGAAGAAGTTTATAATAAACAACATTCTTTAGGTGAGATAATCGCTCCAGACCAATTCAAGTCTTATGAAGAGTTGAAAGAAAGATTCGAAAGAGTATTAGGTATTAGTAATGAAGGTATTCCTACTACTACAGCTGAGACAATAGCAGAAGATAATTCTGATAACTTTTCGTCTACAGTTGCAGAGCCAGAATTACCAATAAGTGAAATGGCTGAGCCAACCAGCTCTAACGAAGAAAAAGAATCACTAAGTTATTTCGAAAAACTTGCAGCTGATTCATAGTGAAGTGTTATAAATAATACTTACCTAAACAGAATAAGGGATGTAAACTTCGTGTCAGTTTACAGAATCGCTCAAGACTGAGCGAAGGGCTTGTCAAAGATTGGGGAATCTTGGCGTCAAATGAGGAAAGATATCAACAGCGGCAGGTGGTATCGGAAGAATCAGCGGGTCGAGGGGCTAGACTTCCACCTTTACTATACTTTCTATAGTAGAGATTTCAATATCTTCATACTCGCCTGTATGAAAATTACTTACTAGAATTTTATTACCAAAAGATTGAAACTTCTTTGGTATATGATAAGTGCCTTCATGAATCTTATTTGATGTAAGACTTCGAAATGTTACCTTACAATGATTATTGAAAAGTAAATCTTGAACTTGATTGAAATTGTATTTAGTCACCCGCTGCTGAATATGCCTGGTCACTTGTAGAAGTGTTTTCAGGAGTAAAATTATTTGAGTTGTTAACATTAGAATTATTAACAACGGTGTTTATTAAATTACCTCTAGAATCTCTATCTCTTCTGGAGATACCACTTCTCTCAGTTTCATTTGCTGCAGTTCCTTCACCTATGGTTGTACCTGTATCTCCAGCTGTGTTTGTGATATCTGTGGATGTATCTGCTCCTCCAGTAGCTGCATCAGCTCCACCACCTTGATTGAATCTGGCATTGAAAGCTTCTTTAAAACTTTCAACAGGAGAACTAAATAAATTTTTAGCTGCAGCTGAGAATCCTGCAAATAAAGCCGGTACAAAGTTTTTGATGAAGTCAACAACTTTAAAAATAGCATTTTTAATTCCGTCAAAAGCTTTTCCTATTAAGTCTGTAAAATTAAAACTTCTTAAAAAGTCAGCAGCTGAGTCTAAACCTATTTTGTCAAGTATAAAACTAAACGCACCTTTGATAGCATCTAGTAGACCACCTACTAAAAATGAAAAGAAACCTTTGAAAAATCCTACAGCCCCTGCAAATATTTTTGATACTATACCACCTTCTTGAGCTTTAGCGTCTTTGACTCCTTGAAATATTCCCATTATTGTAGATATTAATAACTGTATTGGATAAAATATTCTACCTAACATTTTAAATACTATAGAGACACCTGATAATATTCTACTACCTCTAATGAAGTTACTAACAGCTTTAATTCCTGGTGATAGAAATTTCATTATTCTACCGAAAGCATTTCTGATAACATTAAAGAAACCACTAATTTTACCACCAATAAATCCTGCAGTTTTTGATACAGCACCTACAGTTTTAGGAAGTTTTGAAGTAAAGAATGCCCCTATACTTTTGAAAAATCCACCTAAAGCTTTAATTGTATTAGGAAAAGTTTTAATAAATTTTGTTTTTAAAAGTTTTGTAAGTGTAGTGATACCCTTAGCTGTTTCAAGCCAAACTGAGCTAACAAAACTAGCGATAGCTACGATTGGTATTAAGATAGCTACAGCTGCACCTTTTAGTATTTTTAATATACCAGCGAATGGGCCATCAAAATCAGCACCATCTTCACCCTCTACTCCTGCAGCTGCACGACCCTCTCTTCTAGCTTTCGCCGCCTGTTGTCTTCTGAACTTTTTATCTTCTATAGCTTGTTTTTTGGCTAACTCATAGGCCTCTTTAGTATTTTTACCTATGAAACCTAAACTTTTTGAAAGAATAAGTTTAATAACAGCCATAACTGTTTCAAAACCAGGTATAGCTGATAGACCTAGACTTATAGGACCTAAAAGTTTTTGTAAGTCATTCGTGACAGCATCTTTTACAGGAGCCAATGATTGAGATAATTCTCCAAAACCTTTACCTATTTCTTCGAATGTATCAAAGAAGGTTCTATCAACCATAGCTTGTCTATTAGCTCTTGTTTCTTCACGCTTAGATTCTGCATCAGCTATAGCTTGTTCTTGAGCCAATTTTTCTTCATTAGCTTGTATTTCCCTATCGGTTAAATTACCGATAACATCTTTTACAGATTGAAGTTTGTTTAAAGAATTTCTTTCATTATCATTTTGTTTTCTCACTTCAACAATAACACTCGCAAGAGCATTAGTTGTTAACTTCTGCTCTCGAAGAATATTAGTATTAGATTCGGTAATTTCGTCAGCCATTATTTAATTATTTTTTCTTGTTGTCTGAATCATGTTCTTTAGCTGCACTATTCACATATAGTCCAAACCAAGCTGCCCCAGCACCTACAAGTATTGATATTAAACCACTTTGTTCGATTGTTGGGTCTGGTAAATCCAAGAACCACATAACAACAAAGTAAATTAAGAATATATAAACACTTAAAAATGCTCTAGGCCAGATTCTCCAAGCGTCAACTGCTTTTGCAAGAAAGATACCTTTTTGAAAAGGATTCTTCTTATCATCATGTTCTAGTTCCCATATTTTTTGTTTGAGCTGTTGGTTTTCTGTAACCATTTCCATAAACTTATTTAAGTCTATTTCAACCTCATTTCTGGACATATCGCCTTGAAACTTATCTCTATCTGCCATTTTCTCTCCCTAATGAAATTAATATTTCATTTTATTTTGCTCTTCTTTTATTCTCTTATTTTCATCTTTTATATGTTTCAATAAGAGTTCTACATAAACTTCCCTTTCCCAAGGTATCATACTTTCTAACTCAGATAAACTATACCTGTGATGTTGCATCATTGCAAAATTCGTATGCATATAATTATATAACGATTCATGAGAAAGGGCTATCCGAAAAAATCCTGAATACCTACTAACTCTCTCTCATTTTCATGTCCACATTTTTTACATACAAAATCAATTTTGTATTTAACTCTAGGGACATCCATAAAAAAGTCTTGAATTTTTTCAAACTGTTCTGTATTCATTTGTTCGAAAAATTCTTGTAACTCTTTATGGTCAAAATCATCTTGAGTAAAGACTTCATCACCATGAGTAATCATCTCAACACAGTTTTTCATAACTGTAAAAATATTATCAATCGAAGCTTCGTCTTCATTAATACCAGTTGGTATATCTTTAAAGCTTGGGTGTCTAAATTTTATAGAAATATTTTCTGATAAATTTATAACATCCTCTTTTATCTCGCCATCAACATTAATATCTTCTAGTTGTATAACTTGTTCATTTAATTCTTCACAATTTGCACAAGCTAAACCTATTTCAGATGTCTCACCTACAGATTTTATTCTAAGTTGTAAAAATAAATATTCTATATCTGATACAGGTAATTTATCAAAATCAACTTCATTCAAAACACAATTCCTGAGTAAATCAAGTATTGATGTATTAATCTGTTGAGAGTCTTCACTTTCCAATGCCGTTAAAAGAATCTTTTGCTCTTTAACAAGAAATGGTCTATATTCAACCTTTTCTTTTGAAACAGGTAAGTCACTAAAATACCTGTTCGATTCTAATACTGGTAAAGCCATAATTTCTCCTTCATTTCAAAATATTATAATATTATTTAGTCACCAAATTTAATAGTTTTATCTATCAAACAATGCGTCTCCTAGTTTCTTTCTAACTTTAGTCTTGACCTTTCTAGATACTTTTCTAAAGAGTGAACCTAAAATACCACTTGGTGAATTTTCAAAACTAGACGACCAGGTTCTAAATGCAAAATTAGCTGTAAAAGTCTGTGGTGTATTAGCTGCTGATGCGTCTAATGTTTGTTCTAAGATACCTAATGGAAATACTTCATGAAGTTCTACTTCATAAATTATGTTATGTGCGGCATCTAATTGTTTTATTTCCATTCTTCCAACTATATTATTATGATATTGAAAGCCATAGGCTTCATCAAAGATATAGTTTTGCCATAATTCTATTTGTTGTTTTTCTGCGAAAGTATTATCACATAAGAAAGTCAGTGCTATTGTTCCTGTATAATCAACTTTATTGATGTATTGTCTCATTGGGCCACCACCATAATCAGAGTGTTGTTGTGTAACAAACTGTCTGCCAGGTAAAGTGGCTTGAATTACATGAGTTCCTCTCATGGATAAACCAATCTTGTCAAAGAATATATTCACTTCGAACCTATCTTGAAGTGCTATTCCTTCTGTTATTTGAGCTAAAAATCTATTTACTTTCATGTCTTATCCTGTAAATTTACTTCTACTTTGTCTCCAAACTGTTTCTTTTGATACTTTTCTAAATGAATCTGTTGGTAAGAAGATAGCTATCTCCCAATCTGCTGGTTCTATCAAAAGAAATTTAGACTTTACATGAGCACTTAAATAGTGTTTGAAACACGGTCTAAAGTATCTCAATCGAGAACTCGCTTTAAGTAAATCATATGTAATTCTAAATCTTGTTGTTCTATCATATTTTTCATTTGTAGTTGTATCATACAAGGCGTCTAAAAATTGGGCTCTGATTCTAGGGTGTAAATAGTGTAAATTTAGACCATAGAACCCACCTTTAGCTTTATCTAAGGGTATACACAATGGGAATCTATCATAGTAAGGCAGGGTCTCTTTTGTTTTAGGGTCGTATTGAAAGTTCATCATACGACCAAAAGACTCTCCAGACCTCACAGGACCGTCTCCAATTAGACCTCTTCGTGATACTCTAAGAGTTTTCACACGGTCTCTAAACCATTCCATTGATTCTTTACTTCGTGCCTGTATACCAGCCCGAAACGCTTCTTGTTCTAATCTATCAAATAATCTTCCAGCCATACCATTATTTATATAGCTTGACAACGCGCTACTAAATTTTTTATGATCTCCTTGTAATGTTAAATAAACGAGGTAAAAATATGAAACAATGTGAAATGAAAAAAGCTTGTGAAGCTATCAAAAAATTAGACAATTTAGATGATTTAAATATTGTCATTAGACAAATAAAATTAACAAGAAAAGCTTTGAAAGCTCAAGCAGCTCAAAAAGCTAAATCTACTTTCTCAGTAGGTGATAGAGTTAATATTAACACTAAAAAAGGTGTTATGAAAGGTACTATTACAAAAATGAACAGAACAAGAGCTGTTTGTATCATTAATGATAATTCTTTCAATGTTCCATTTTCACTCATGGAGGTGGCATAATGGTAGTTAACGAAGCTATAGTCTCAGATAATATCGAATACGATATAGCAGACTCTAATGATACGAGTTTTAACGGAACTAGTTTACAAAGTACAATTACTACTACTTATTCTAAACTTGAAAATCTTTTCGGAAAACCAACTTACTCAGATGCTGACCCATATGAAAAAGTAAATATAGAGTGGAATATAGACGCTAAAGTTTTCTATACAGATGAATACGGCGATACAGACTGGCATTATATCAAAGCCACAGTTTACAACTGGAAGACTGGTTATGTTCCAACAGAAGAATATGATTGGCATATAGGTGGTAATGATTGGGACGCTGTAGAACTTGTCGAACAAATCTTAGAGGGTTCAGTCGAACCTGATTATAACTGGAACGATTAATAGATATTAATCTCTTTTTCAGTTAAAATTCTCCAATTCCATTTTCTATCAAGACAATATTGTTGTGCTTGTCTCCATTTTGCCTCATTCTTAATATAGTTTCCAACTTCTGTAATATATCTTTTTGATTTACGGCCTGTCTTTGTATATTGTTTTTTAGGGTCAGGTGGTTTTGTTTGTTTATGAGGCTTTATCTCTATGAGTTCTTCTATAATCTCATTCTTTTTATTCTTATATTTGATGTAGAAATCAGGAAAATATCTATGTACTCTACCTGTAATTGGGTTGACATATGGTATAATTATCTCTTCTGAGGCCCATTTGATTATGGCTGATGTATCATCGCAGTAAACCATAAATCTTCTCTCTAATAGAGAACGATATATAATATTTGTTGGGTCACCCTTGTATTTTTTTGGGTTCTTTGGTCTAAACTTTCCTTTATATGACATAAATAACTCCATAGATATTTATTCAACTAAAAAAACATATGTCATTCAAACGAACAAAAAAACTAGGTAAAAACTTCATAGGCTCTGTAAAGGGTGACCTAAACGATATAGGAAATCAATTTAAATCAAAACTAGGTAGTCTTGAGAACTTTGCTAATTCTTTTGACCAGAGAATCGCAGGTGGTCTGGAAGATGTTCTTCAAGGTCTAACTGGTGTTAGAATATCAAATATACCTGAAATATCAGCTGAAGTTGTTAAAGTAAAAGAAAAGAATAGAGAGGCTAGGGCCCAAGTCTTAAATGAAGTAAAAGGTGATACTGAAAAAGGTAGTGCTAGAGAAACACTTGTATATCCTGAAAGTTTCTTCAATGAGAGAGGTGAAGTATCAAATATGACAAACTACATCTACTTTAGATGTTTAGAAAGAAAGAATGCAGAACCAGGTGAAGTATTACCAAATATATTACTTTATCTTCCAGATGCTATAGTAGATAATATGGCTGTAACATACTCAGAGGGAGAAATGGGTATGAAAGAGGCTGTAATAGCTAAGTTAACAGGGGCTACACAAAACTTTGGTATAGATGGTGCGATATTTAAACAGATTTTAGCAGAGACAGCTGGTGGGGCAGTAGTTAAACAGAACGCTGGGGCTACTATTAACCCATTGAAATTTCAAACTTTTGAATCAGTTCCTTTTAGAACATTTTCATATAGTTTTACACTAAGACCAAAAAGTGTAAAAGAAAATCAGACAATCATAGATATAATATACTACTTCAAAAAAATGACTTTACCTGGAGTCACAGGCACAAATAATAGAATATACACATTCCCAAATGAGTGGGCTATAAAATTTGTAGGGCCTGTTAAAAACTACATAGACTTTCCTTTAACAGCAGTTTGCACTGGTGTTGATGTTGACTATGGTGGTGGCCAACCTTTCTCTAATATGATAGATGGTGGTCCTTCAGCATATACTTTGACAGTTAACTTTACAGAAACAACTACAATAGATAGAAAGAAATTTGACGAACAAATATCAGCTAAAACAGGTGGTAATCTGAATTCAACAAGGTCAAGATTCAAAACTGGTCAATTTGATACCCAAGACCCACCTTCAGCAGAAAGTACAGAACAAGCTGATGGTTCAGGTAAAGCTGATGATAGTGGTAGTAATAATCAAACAAGTAAAACTACAAACAGAGGAACACCTAGGTCTCGAAGAGGTAGAACTACACGCTATGGAGGCGTATAATGGCTAAAGGATTTTTTAAACATATACCAAACATAGCATACGATTTTAAAAGTGATGGTAACTTTTATCTAGCTAAAGATTTATTTCGTAAGGTATCTACATTCTCATATTTAAAACAGAACATAACAGGTTATGAATATTACAGAGTTGTAGACGGTGAAAGACCAGATGTTGTAGCGTCAAAACTATATGGTGACTCTACTTTATATTGGACATTTTATCTAGTAAATGAAAATCTACAAGACACGAATGATTGGCCTAAATCAAACTCACTACTTAAAAAGTTTGTAGCTAGAAAATATCCAGGTACAGCTTTAATAGCTTCAGATTCTACAGACATTGTTTCATATAATCATGATACAAATGTTTCAAGTAAATTTTTATTAGGTGAAAAAGTATCAGTACCAAATGGAGCTTTTGGCTTTGTAACAAAAGTTGACCCAACATTTAATAGAATAGTAATTAATTCAACAAGTGGAACTATTGAGAGTGGTGTTGTGGTAACAGGAGAAAAGTCATCAAAAAGTTTTACAATAAGTTCTGTGGCATCTGAAAAAGATACTGTAAAACATTATTTAGATTCAAACGATATAAAAACACTTTCAAGTTCTGGTAATACTCCAGTTTCTTTTGAAGAAGATGAAAGATTAAAAAATGATGATAAGGCTTTAATCAGATATGTCCAACCTAGATATATAAATCAAGTAGTGAAAGAATTTATTGAATTAGTAAGAGATTAAATTATGGCAATTGGAAAAGATAACTCAAGAGCTACGAGTTATGAATTAGAAGTATTAACTTTAGTGAATAATGAAGGTGACGGATTTGATATTCGTAACCAACTTATTCAATGCAAAATATATGAATCAATTACTGCTAATTTTCTAATTGGTAACATAGTTATAGATGATGGTATAAATCTTTTCGAAAAGGCTAAAATCTTTGGTCAAGAATCACTAAGAATCAAATATTCACAACCAGCTGGTCTAAATGATGAAGTTGACCCAGATGATGTGATTGATAAAACTTTCAGAGTTTACAAAGTAGACGAAGTGACGAAAGTTGACCAAGACAGGACACTTTTCAGACTTCATTTTTGTGCACCTGAATTACTTCAATCTAAAAGAATCAGAGTAAGTCAAGCCTTTAGAGGGAACTTATCAGATATAGTTGCTGGTTTATGTGAACAATATTTAGATATTAAAAATGAAATAATCCCTAGTGATTCACATTTTGAAATTAGAGAAAAATCATCTGGAGATAATTTTCATGTAGTCGTACCTAATTATACTTTAAGTTATGCTATTAATTATCTTTGTAGACAGGCTCAGGGCACAGACGCAGAATCTGGATTACAAGATTCATTTTTCTTTTTTCAAACAGCTAATGGTAATTTTAGATTACAATCATTAGATTCAATGTTAAAAATAAAATACGCTGGTAATAGACCTTTTGCATATACAGAGACAAGAGAAGATAACCCGAAAGATATACCAGCAGATAAAACAGATGAAGGACTAGTGGGTATTGGTAGAAAGATACTTAGTTATAAAGTAGGTACATCTGCAGATGTTTTGAAAGGTATAACTCAAGGTCTTTTCGCTTCAAAACAAACAACAATAGATACAACATTTAAATATTTCTCAGAAAGGTCATATAACTTTTTAGAAAAGTTTTATGCTGGAAAAGATTCAGCTATTGACATTTATCCATTTGTAAGAACTGCACCTGAAAGTATATACAAAGGTGGTTCAGCTGGAGAAGGTCAAGATGTTCCTATTCTTGGAGCTAAAACTTTAGATTCGATAGGTTCATATACAGACGCAAATATATTATTAAAATCAGATACACAATTTGTTCATAATGAAGAGAATAAAATAGTTCAAGTAGGGTATGATGCAGCCCAAGGTTCAGACCAGTTTAGACAAGCAGCTAAACAACTGTTAGAATATCATACAGTCAGTGCTGTACTCTCAGCTAGAACAGATATATCTGTAGGTCAAATAATTAATTTACAAATACCAGTATCTTCTCAAGGTGAAGATAATATAGACCCATTCTTTTATAATGGTGACCATTTAATAACTGAAATAATGTGGAAGTTAACACCATCGGATTGTGAAACACATATTAAGTGTATTAAAGATTCTGTAATAAATCACATAGAGACAACACAGGTAGAATATGGGAAAAGTATATAATGGATAATTATTTAGGAAGACAAGGATTAAATTGGTTTTACGGAGTTGTTGAAGACCGAAACGACCCATTATATTTAAATAGAGTAAGAGTTAGAATATATGGTAATCATACTTACGATAAACAAAGAATAGCCACACCAGATTTACCTTGGTCAGAAGTTATGATGCCCACAACTTCACCTTCTCTATCAGGTTTAGGTCAAACTACACATGGGTTAGTAGAGGGTTCTACAGTTATTGGTTTCTATAAAGATGGTGCTGAAAGACAAGAACCAGTTGTTATGGGTTCTTTTATTGGCTCACCTCAATCATTTCATAGAATAGATGAAACTATTAATGAAGATGGCAGTCGAAACTTTACACAGGTAGCTAGAAAGGCCACAGAGGGTTTTAATGACCCTAGATTAAAAGAAGCTTCAAGTTATGAGGGAACTCCTGATGGTCCTAAACCAAAACATATTCAGAGACCAGATGGTCTTACTTTAGATTTAAAAAATTCACCAAGAAAAGATGGTCTAACAGAAGGTGTAAATTATCCTAGAACAGAATATCTTGGTGGTTCAGATGTTAATTTATTGGCGAGACCAACAGACTATGCATCTGAAAATACTAATCCAGTAAAAGACATATATCCTGTTCTCACTTTAGATACTCAAGAAGGACCTGGTCTAGAAAATTTAGAAGTAGGTAAAACAGAGGGTAAAAATAATACAGCCCTTAGAGATGTTACAACATATTTAAAACCAAAATATCCATTTAATCATGTTCAAGAATCAGAATCAGGACATTTAATTGAGATAGATGATACACCAGACTTTGAAAGAATACATCTTTATCATAGAAAAGGCACTAGATTCGAAATAGATAAAGACGGAAACTATGTAGAAAAAATTGTAAAAGACAAATATTCTGTAGTGGCTGGAAATGATTTTGTTACAATCACAGGAGATGTTGTTGTAAATATAACAGGTAACGCTCATATGAATGTTACAGGTGACAGTACAAGCACAGTTGGTGGTAATCTTAAAGCCACTATAACAGGTACAA